GGTCATCGCCCCGTCACCGAGCTGACCGCCGACGAGCTCATGCGCCCGATCGAGCTGGTCGGCCAGATCGGCAGCGACCGCGCGCTCGTCAAGCTCAAGGCCCGAAAGCGACTGCATCGTCCTGGCCGCAAGGCGCGTCCTGCCCCGGACCAGGCGCGTGCCTTGTTCGCGTTCGCCAAGATGGTGCTCAACTGGGCGAGCGAGCCCGACGCCGACTACGGACTCGACCGCAACCCGCTCGATCGGGTGCGCAAGGCCCGCCGGTTCGGCTCTCCGGCGCGCCGCGACCACACCCTCAGCGACGAGGAGTTGACCGCCTTCACGCTGGCTATCGAGCGCCTGCCAGTGCCGCATCGGCAAGCCTACCAGGTACTCCTGCATTCGGGCTTGCGGCTCAACGAGGTGGCGCGGGCGCGCTGGTCCGAGATCGAGGGCGAGGTGTGGACAATCCCGGCGGCGCGGATGAAGGGCCGCAACAGCGGCCAGGGGCAGGCACGCCCCCACGTCGTTCCGCTCACGCCGGCGCTGTGCAAGATCTTCGACGCCATGCCCCGCGGTACCCGAGGTGGCTGCGTGTTCTCGGTCCAGGACGGCGCCGCGCCGATCGCGGCTGGCAGCGCGCGCACCAAGGCAGCGCTCGACGTCGAGATGCTCGCCATCCTGCGCCAGCGTGCCGCGGCGCGCGGTCAGGATCCCGACAAGGTGACGTTACGGCCGTGGAGGAACCACGACATCAGGAGAACCTGCCGGTCGACTCTCTCGCGGCTGGGTGTCCGTCACGAGGTCGCCGAGGCGGTGCTGGCGCATGCCCGTCCTGGGGTCGTCGGCATCTACGATCGGTGGGCGTACTTGCCGGAAAAGCGCGAGGCGCTAGAGCGGTGGTCGCAATTCCTCGCCGATCTGATTCGCCCACAGCCGATCTCGTCGGCGGGACGAAAGCGCGCTAGCGTACCGGCTTGAGGAGTCGCCCGGCGGCGTTAGGCACCGCCGAGGCGACAGATAACGCGACCCGTCCAAGGGAGACTCGCGTCATGGCGAAAGATATTGGCCGCTTTCCCCCGCGGCTGCAACTTCCCAAACGACTGCGTGATTGGCTTGCCTCCCCCGAGGAGCAGGCACTGTGCGAGCAAATGCAGCGCCTGAAGCTCCGTTTTCCCTCGGCGGAGGAGGAAGATCGGCTCGACGAGCAACTCGAACAGTCGTCCGCTCAGCCTGAGCAGCAGCCGCTCCTTCAACCCATGCAGAACTTGAATGAAGTACGCACGGTACTCGTGCGACTGTTGCTGCAACGCGCCAAACTATCAATACCGCCGGGTCAAAAGCGTGGGGGCGGGCGCGAACCGATACTTACGGACGAAGAGGACGCCCAAGTGGGGACTGGGTACTGGAGTAACCCCCCGCAGCGTGGAAAGCGGACACAGGCCCAGGCGTTCGAAGAGATGCGTGATCAGTTGCCGAAGGACAAACGCGAGATTTCTGACAGCGCCTTGCGAAATTGCATCCGGCGCCATCGGCCTCAGCCTTAGGACCGAGTTGTTGTGCGCACACAAACTCCCTCGCTGAGTTGTTGTGCGCACACAAACTCCCCGGCTGAATTATTGCGCGCACACAAATTCGCTTGATCGAGTTGGTGTGCGAACTTAAATTCGTAACCCTCATTCTGGCACGAAAACTTGTAGTTGCCGCGCAGAATCAGGCGCAGGTGTGTTCCGCTAATTGACGGAGCACGCCATGACGCGCCCCTTGCGAATTCTTATGAGCCCGGACTTGCGGGACCGAAAGGGTATCCGCATGTCCCGCCAACAGCGCAATCGACAAATTGCTGCCGGGAATTTCCCACCGCCGGATGGCCGCACGACCGACCATCCGCAATCTCCACCCTTTTGGTTCGAAACTACGATCGACCGCTACATCCGCAGCCGCGCAGCTGCGCTACGGCGCGCAGCATCTTCAACATCGAATCAGGCACAGCCGACCCGCGCCCCGTCGCCGGCGATCGGGAAGGGAAATATCGGGTGACGTGAGGAGGAAGGGGGCCGGCACGCTCAAGTGGTTAGTCCAAACGCGCCGGCCGATGACCAAAAGACCTGGAGGTCAACATGGTCAGATACCTGCAAGTCCATACTAAAAATCGGCGCAAGCCTCAACGCTTACTTTACCGGTCCGGCATGACCCGCGACGAGCTGGCCCAGCTGGTTTCGGAAGTAGGCCGCGAGCAGGTCGAAGCTGTGCTTCGAGCTCTCGATCTCACAGCCCCGCCTGCACTTACTCCGGTTCAATGATCGACCCGGCGCCCCCTGCGCGCAAATGCGCGGGGCGGCGCTACCATTTTGCGAGGAATGCAAAGTTCGACGGCTACACCTGACCACGACGAGGGCGGCGGACGCGGCTCTCTAATTTTAGAGAACCAAAAGCAATGACCACGAACAACACCACCAACAGCGGTTTGATGATCAAGGCGCGATGACCACGAACGACACCAGGAGGACTAGATGCAAATTACTCGAACTACCGCGAAGCTCCCGCCGATCGTCGTCATCCACGGCCAGCCCGGCGTGGGCAAGACGACATTGGGACAGAAGTTTCCAAGGCCGATTTTCCTCCAAACTGAAGATGGGTGTCCGAGCGGTTTGGAGATCGAGACATTCGGGCTTTGCGAGAGCCTCGTTGATGTCATCGAGGCGATCAAGCATCTGGGTAAGGAAAGTCACGACTATCAGACCGCAATCGTCGATAGCTTGGACAAGCTCGAACCGCTGATCTTGGCGGCGCTGTGCGCCGAGCGCGGTTATACCTCGATCGAGAGCCCGGGTTACGGCAAGGGCTGGGTCGAGGCGGACACTTTATGGCTTGATTTCCTACGCGGCTGTGACTGGCTGCGCCGCAGTCGCAATATGACGATCGTGCTGATCGCACACAGCGAGATCGTCACTGTCAATGATCCGCGCGTCACGAGCTACACCAGCTATCAGTTGCGCCTGCATAAGCGCGCCCGAGCGCTGGTCGAGGACAGTGCCGACCTGATCGGCTTTCTCGCCACCGACGTCATCATCAAAAGTGAACAGGGCGGTTTTGGCAGGACGCGCACGCGCGCCGATGGCGGCTCAACGCGGTGGCTGCATTGCGAGGGGCGACCGGCATTCGTCGCAAAAAACCGCTACGGCATGCCCGATCGTATTCGCATCCCCGAGCAGTTCGACTTCGCATCCACGCTAGGCAAGTTCTTCCCGCAGCCGCAGGCGGACGTCACTGCGGCACCCCAACTCATGGAGACAATCCAATGACTAACTTTGGTGAGTTGCCGGAGACCTTCGACCCGTCAGTACACGAGGGCACCGGTTTTACGACGTTTCCGCCCGGATGGTACCAGGCGCATATCGTCGAGACTAGCATCGAAGACGCCAAGAATGGCAACGGCACTTACTTGCTTGCGGTCTTCGAGGTCCTGAACGGCGAACATAAGGGCCGCAGGATTTATCAGAACGTCACGTTGCAGAACGCGAGTCAGCAAGCGGTCGAAATCGGACAGCGGTTACTGAAGGACATCTACGACAGCGTCGGAATCACCGGCCCGACGCGGGATATTCAGGTGATGCTGTTCAAGCCGGTCATGGCGCGCGTTGGTATCAAGGTGGACCGGGATGGTGTTTATCCGGACCGCAACTGCGTTACCTCGGTGCGGTCACCGGATTACGAGCCGCTGAGGCGCGGGCGCAATGCTTCAGCCGCAGCGGCCGGCGCCTCGAGAGCGGCTCCTGCAGGAGCAACTCCTTCGGGAGCAGTCTCTCCTCCTTTGGGGGCGGTCCCTCCTCCTTCGGGACCGGTCACCGCAGCCGGGACTTCGACTTCACAGGGCACGACGCCGTGGCGGAAGTAATGCCGTGGCGGAAGCAATCACGATCTGACGGTCGCCGAAGGGGCGCGGCGACCGTCCCTTTTTATTTTTAAGGTCCTTTGCCATGCTGACACTGCGTGCGTATCAAGAAGAAGCCCTGCGCGCCCTGTTCGTCTTCTGGCGCAATGGCGGCGGCAATCCGCTAATCGCGATGGCGACCGGCACTGGCAAGTCGGTCGTGATCGCATTTCTGGTCAAGCAGTTGCTGACCGATTATCCGAATATGCGAGTGCTGATCACGGCACCCAATCGCGAGCTTATCGATCAAGACATCGGCGAGTTACTCAAGGTTTGGCCCGACGCTCCGATCGGCATCAACTGCGACGGGCTCGGCTCGCGCGATACTGATGCACAAATTTTATTTGCCACCATCAATTCGATTTACCGCAACCCGAAGGCGATCGGCCGGCGAGATCTCGTCATCATCGATGAGGCGCATTTCATTCCGCACCATGAACAGGGGATGTACCGCACTACGTTGGAGGCGTTACGCGAGCTCGTACCCGATCTGCGTGTTGCTGGTTTGACCGCCACTCCTTACCGCCTCGATAGCGGCCACCTGTGCGAAGGCGATGGGCACATCTTTGACAGCGTGGTGTATGAATATGGTATTGCGCAGGCCATTCGCGACGGTGTGCTTTCGCCGCTGTCGTCGAAGGCAACTACCACCACCATCGACGTTTCCGCGGTCGGCAAGCGTGGCGGCGAATTCATCGCCGATCAGCTTGAGGCCGCGGCCATCAAGGACGACGTGGTCGAGCGCGCCTGTGATGAGATCGCCGTCTATCGCGGGCGTCGTCGGGCCTGGCTGGTGTACTGCGTCGGCGTCGCCCACGCCACGATGGTGTGCGACGCATTGTGCGCGCGCGGCGTCGATTGTGAGATGGTCTTGGGCGAGACGCCGGACGACGAGCGCGATCGTATCATCGAGGATTTCCGCGACGGACGACTGACCGCGTTGGTCTCGGTTATGGTGCTAAGCTACGGCTTCAACGTTCCACATATCGATTTAATTGCAATGCTGCGCCCGACCTGCTCGACCGGCCTCTTCGTGCAGCAGGTCGGCCGCGGTACCCGTAAGGCGCCGGATAAAACCGACTGCTTGGTACTCGACTTTGCCGGCAATGTTCGGCGCTTCGGTCCGGTCGACGATGTCCGTATCAAGATCAAGAGTAATGGCAAGGACAGTGGCGAGGCGCCGGTCAAGGTGTGCCCGTCATGCCGAGAAATCGTCATGCTGAGCACTAGCGAATGCCCGCACTGCGGATTCATTTTCCCGCGCCAAGAGATCACCCATGAGGCGCGTGCCGATACCGTCGAAATTCTCAGTAGCCAGCGTAAACAATCCGATTGGTTAGAAGTCGACGATGTCACCTACAGCTACCATCACAAGGATCCGCCCTCGTTTCGCGTTAGCTATTTGTGTGGGGTAGAGACGTTCTGCAAATGGGTTTGCCTCGAGCATTTCGGATGGGCGCGCACCTTCGCCGAAAAATGGTGGCGGCAAATGTCAGGTGGCCTGCGGCCGCCTGACACAATTGATGAGGCACTAACACGCCAGGACGAACTACTGCCGGTGACGCATATCCGCGTCGCGCCATCGGGCAAGTATTGGGAAATCATCGCCTACCGTCTCGAACTCGACGACGGCAGCATTGTCGAGCTTGATCGCAATGCCGGCCGTTTCTTCACTGCGCCGCCGCCACCGCCGATCAACGATACGATCCCGTATTAGCCATGCATCCCGCGATTATCCGTTACGCGACGAAGGTGCCGACCGCGTGCGCGGTTTGTCGGCGACGAGCATGGTGGATCGGGTATACGGCGCGCCCGCATGCGATGCGCAGCGTCATCTGGTTGTGCGATCGCAACCAGTGCCACGCCAGGGCAAAGAGGTTTTACACCATGTCAGCCGAACAGTTCGATGAATACGAGCTTGGTGCGATGCTCGAGGCCGGCCGCAATGCCGGTGGCTACCTCGACGAAATCGGCAAAACCGATCTGGCACTGCTTAGCGATGAGGAATGGCGCGAATTTCTGTTTCGGCTGTTGACGGGATACGAGCAAGCTCTGCGTCAAAAACTGACTAACGACGAGCCGCCATTTTAGGGGGGACGTCATGGGACCGTATGAGCAATGTTCCGAGCCGCTGATCGAGCGCGGCTACGCGGCCATCCCGATCATGGTTGGCAGCAAGGCGCCCGGTTTCTACTGCGCCGGCTTGTGGGTGCCGCTGGCGGGATGGCAGAAGCGCTATCTTTCCGGTCGCGTGCCACACTACATGGACCGCAATTTGTGGGGCAACGGTGGCGCCGGCATCGGTGTGGTCGGCGGCAAGGCTTCGCATGGTTTGGTCGCGGTCGATATCGACACCGATGATATCGCCATTAAGACCGCGATCGTGAAAGCATTGCCGGCGACACCGGTCAGGAAGATCGGCGCGAAAGGCGAGACCGCTTTCTACTACGGTCCAGACGTCAGCGTGTCGCGCTCGTGGAACGTTAACGGCAAGCGGGTCTGCGACTTAATTGCCGATGGTCGGCAGACCGTGCTGCCGCCAACTGTCCATCCTGATACCGGTATGCCTTATCGGTGGGTTGGAGACCCGCTCGATATTTACGATCCCAATGAGCTCCCGCTTCTATCCGTCGAGACGATCGGAAACATTGACACCGTGCTCATTCCGTTCGGCTGGAGGCCGGAAACGATACAAGGCAATGGCGGTGCTTCCGTCTTCGATGAGGATGCCGATACGCCTCACCGGGCGCTCAATAACTTTGCGCTCATGCGTCTTGATTGCTGGGTGCCCAAGCTTGGCCTCTACAGGTGCCGTCCGGCGCGCGGTGGTTACGAGGCGGTGGCGCACTGGCGAGAATCCTCAACCGGCCGGGCACTGCAGGCGCGCGCGCGCAATCTCAGCATCGTGCCCAAGGGCATCAAGGATTTCGGCGACGGCCGCGGCGGCGGCCCCGGCTTTACCTACACTCCGCTCGACCTCGTGATGGCAGCCAACGACTGCGACCTCGACACCGCCTTCAAGTTTCTGAGCCAACACACCGGCTGGGTGGGCGAGCGAATCGAGCTCATCGAGACGTCTGAGCTGGAGAATCCGCCTCCGGCGGCGGAATCTCCGGCAAAGAATCCGCCTCCGGCCGCGGAGCCGTCTCCGGCGGTAGCAGCAGAACCAGCTCCTGATGAGGAAAGGCCGACCGCGGCCGATGAGCTCGAGCCCTATACCCACAATGTGCCCGGCGTTGTCGGCGATGTGATTGAGTGGATCGTGGCCACCGCGCGCCGGCCTAATCGAGTGCTTGCTCTAGCGGCGGCGATGCCGCTGGTCGGCACCTTGATCGGTCGCCGTGTCGCCGGACCGACAATGTCGGCTACCCATCTCTATGCGGTCGCGGTCGCGCCCACCGGCGCCGGCAAGCAGCATCCGATCGACTGCATCACCGCGCTGATGACCGCCGCCGGCGCCCAGGAGCACATCGGTCCCAGCTCCTTCATGTCGGCCTCAGCACTGTGCAATTTCGTCCATCGCAGGCCGCTGTCGCTATGCTGCTCGGACGAGCTGGGCGCCTATCTCGCCAAGCTCAACGCCAAAAACGCGTCGGGACACGAGCGTGAGACTACCCGGTTTATGCGCGCGCTTTGGGGCGTCTCGTTTACACTGACCGCAACCCCGGAATGGGCCAGCCGTACGGCGTCACAAATCCATTCGCCGGCGCTGAGCTTCTTCGGCACGTCTACTCCTAATGAGCTATTCCAGGCATTGCAGGGCGAAGCGATCGACAACGGCTTGCTGAACCGCTTCCTAGTATTGCGCTCAGAATTGCGCGCCAGAGATGCCCAGCCGGTGTTGCCTATCGGGCAGGTGCCGGCTGACCTCGCCATGAAATGCCGCCAGCTTTATCGTTGGCACGGTGATGCCGCTGAGTTGATCGATATCAAGCGCCCAATCGAGCAGAAGGTCACCAAGCTATCGTGGGCGGACCAGGCGGCCGAGAAGGAGTATTTAGACTTCGCTCGCATGGTCGACGACCGGATTGATCAAAATCCCAAGCTCCATCCGTTCTTCGCTCGTACCGCCGAAACTGCGATCCGGCTCGCCACTATCCGCGCCGCCGGCTACCGGTTCCGTCATGCGGCCGTCACGCTCGAGGACGTGCACTGGGGTGCGGGCATTGCGTGGACGGCCGGGCAGCAACTGTGCTTCGGCGCCGAAAACGTCGTGCCAGAGAATGAACGCGGTAAATGGATCGATCGGCTGATTGGCCATATTCATACTCGAGCCCTGGCTGGTAAGGCGGCAACCGTTCGCACCTTCCAGCAACATATTCGTTGCCGTTTGAAGGCCCGAGATGTCCGAGAAATAATCGCTGAGCTGGCCCAGAGCGGCCAGCTGCAGCAGCGGCCTGACGGAACTCTGGCCACCGTTGCAAGGCCAACCGAAGAAGACTGACGATGTATGCAGTGTGTCGTGCAGGTCTAGTGTATGTAGATCATGCAAAATAAAAATGAGGAAAATTGGCCCATACATATGTCGTCGCATGCAATGGGGCGACATACAGCAAAAACCCCTAATTAATGCCCATTCTATATAGAGATATAGAGAGAGAGAAGAGAGAGAGTATGTAAGTATGTAGAGTAGTATATAGACAGTGTCCTTCTCTCTTTCTTGGAATTGGAACACATATAGGGTGCACACACACACAGCCGCGTGCGCGCCCCATGCCCGCACCTTCAAACCACAGTCGCAGTCTTCGCTGTCGGTGGCATGCAGGCGCTCGCAGCCAGCAAGGACGCCGCTGCCGTCAAGCTGCTCGGCCAGATGCGGTGAGTGCTGTGCGGAGTGAGTTTAGGCCAGCCGTCCACCAGCGTGGTCGGGACCGAGTGGGTGATGGCCATCATCACCTAAGCCATTGGAATTTTTAAGCAATCCGGGGGGGTATCCTTGAAAATTGCTGCGCAAAAGTTGTCGCGGCGCCCCGTGGAATAGAACTATTTTTGAGCCTCGTTTTTGATTTCGCGAAAAAATAATTCTTAGTTTGGGGGCAAAAATTGGCAGATGTTGCGGCCTCACGGAACTCCGGGTACACCCGACGCCTCCTCTCTCCTCGGCGCGCGGATGTCGGACAACTTCGACGACTTTGGCGTGATCCCGCTTGGTCCGCACGGCGGCTACCGCAAAAACGCTGGCCGGCCGCGTAAAGGGTCGCCGCCGCGAGAGAAAACGAGCGCGTCCTTGAAATCGACGCCTGATCGGTCTCGACATTACCTTCGCCGGCTCCTCCGTGACGCCAATGATGGATGCAAGGACGCGGCGATCCTGCTTCAAGGGATTCTTGATGGCCGAATCACCGAATACGCGGCTGCCTGTGAAATGAGTTACTGCCGTCGGCGTGAACCGACTGGCCGTGGTTCTGAGAACATGACCCGGCGGAACGATTGGGCAATGCACAAGCTGCTAAACCCGAAATCCTCATTGTTCAGGAAGTGGACCTTGAAATAACAAACGCCTCCGCAGCCAACGGGAGGGGCTACGGAGGCGTTTACTTCCAAATCGTAAGTCAGCTATCCAGATCGCAAGCAACGAGACGGCCGCAACCTCTCACGGAGCGCCGTCCTATGCAAGACATCGACGTTGATGAGTTGCTTTCTGAGTTAAGCGCCTCGCTTATTCCGGCCCAACGCTACGCTTTTCTCGCCGCCGCGCGCGCGGCTCTGGAGGCTGCCGGCTGTTCGGGCTGTGGGGCCGCGTATCGCGTTCTAGCGCCGTTGCAACGAGGCTTCTGGGATCCGCCGGCCGATACCAGGGCTCTCGCTGGGCCGCG